GATCGGAAGCAGAAGGGCGGGACGGCCTTCAAGTATTGGGTCGCGATGAAGCGGACGGCGATCCTGCACTGGGCCTGCTCGAGGTGGACCACGCGCGCCAACATCGTGCCGCACCCCCGGAAGCTGATCCAGCGCCTACCGGCACACCTCCGCACCGGTACGATGTTGCCGTGGCCGATCGGACTGGACCACTACTGCCACGCAGATGCGTGGGCCTCGCTCGCGCTCACCCGGGTAGCTGGCCGAGATCGCCCACGACGAGGGGGGACCTGATGGACTGGTACGGTGACCTGGTGGACCGCACGATCCGCCGCTCCAATGCAGCCGGATCCCCCGAAGACACCCAGCCGATGATGCAGAACGGCGTCCGCATCCACCTCGTCCCGACGGTCGAGCCGATCTCCGACCCACTGGCCGAGCTCCAGACCACCGAAGACCTGCTCAACGAGGCCGCGCTGGGGAAGACAGCCACCTCGTGGATGCAGCGACTGCGCAAAAGAAAGCACCGGGGCGCCCGGGCCAATCCCCGCTCGGGTACCATCCGGTTCGAGGGCCGCGTGTGCTGCTACGAGCACCTGGTGCGGTACGAAGGCCGGGCCAACATGCAGTACCCGTTCGAGACCACCTGCCCAAGCTGTGGCGCGGCCTTCCGCGTCCGACTCACCGCGATCCACGGTTAGAGGACGCCCATGGCCGATCTGTACGACGCGCATGGCAACGCCTACCAGCCCGACGAAGACCACCTCGGACGGCTGGCAGAGTTGGGGATCGAGGATGTCGGAGATAAGCTCGTGGTCGACAAGGCCGCGCTGAGACGTCGCCGCCAGGACAGTCTGCGACGGCTGGCCATTACGAGCTTCCCGACCACGCCCCGCACCCTGATCCGCGAGGTAGGCGGCCGGGCCATCAGCAAGTCCGCGAATCGGTGGCCATCGGTCACGTTCGACATGCTGCGCGACCTCCGCGAGCGGGCCCCCATCCTCCAGCCCATCCACAACGCCCGCGGCTACCAGGTGCGGCGAATGTCGCGACCGCACAGCGGCAAGCGCGGCGACGTCGGGTGGCATGTTGTCCACAAGGACTACAACGAGCAGAACACCGACCCGCCCGAGCACGTACAGCCAGCGATTGACCGCTTTACACGTATGCTAAAGCGCCCCAGCCCGGCTCACTGCAAGACCACCGGCGCGCTGATGACGCAGATAATGGAGGACTTACTCACAATCAACCGGCCGGGAATCGAAGTTATCCACAGCGCGATCGACCCGCGGCGAATTGTCCAGTTCCGACCAATCGACTCGGCGCTGGCATGGCCGACGCTCGACTACGTGGAGCGGTGGAAGCAGGACAACCCCCATTGGTGGGGCGGGTACGACCCCCGACGCCTCTCAGTCGAGGATGAGATCGACATCGTCTCGCACGCGCTCGAGTGGGACCTGTACGGCACCGAGTACGTCCTCGTGCAGGACAACATGGTGCTGAGCGCATATCGGCCCGGCAAGCTGCTCATAGAGCCGATCATGAACCGGACCGACGTGCGCTTCGCTGGCTACATGCCCTCCAACGTCGAGATGGCGATCCACCTAATCTCGGCGTTTATCTCCGCTTTCGACTACAACGCCGCCTACTTCACGCGGGGGATGTTGGCCGAGTTCATCCTGGGCTTGCCCGGGGACATGCACGACGATGATGTGGAAGCCTTCGTCGACATGCTCGTGGAGAGCACCCAGGGCACGAAAAACGCGTGGCAGCCGCCGGTGTTGCCGCTCCCCGCTGGTGGGGACACGATCACCAAGATCGACCTGAAGGGCTCGAACACGGAGATGATGTTCGACGTCTGGCTGACGCTCCAGAGCGCGCTGCTCACCGGCACCTACCGCATGGACATGTCGATCATCGGCGCCAAGCCATGGGACTCGAGCGGGGGCACCCTCGGAGCGGAAAACCGCGGCGACGAGATCGCGCTGTCCAAGGAGGAGGGACTACAGGGCGACCTCGAGCACCTGAACGAGTCCCTGCTGACGCCGCTCGCGCAGCGCTGTCACCCCGACATCATGGTCCGGTTCGAATACGGCGACTTCGACCCGCAGAAAGAGGCCCAGCTCTACGAGATCCGAGCCCGCACCGACCTGACGCGGAACGAGGTGCGGCAGGAGATGGGCAAACGTACCCGCGGGTTCTGTCTGAGCCCCGAGGAGTACGACGAGGCGTCCGAAGAGGACCAGGCGAAGCACGACGAGAACCCGTGGAACTGGCCCACTGACCCGACCTTCGCCCAGACGATGCAGGCACGCGAGCAGGCGAAGGCCCAGGCCGACATGATGGGCCAGTACGGGCAGGGGCAGGATGGTGCCGAGGTCGAGGATGGCCCCCCACCTGACGACGGGTTCGGAGGTCAAGACGACGGGTTCGGAGGCGGCGGGCCCGGCGGTGGCCAGCCGCCCCCGTACGGCGCACCCCCACCTGGTGCACCCCCACCCCAAGGCGCTCAGGCGCAGATGGCCAAGGCGCTGCTCGAGGGCGCTCGCCACCTCGCCGCCGCCCGCGACCGCGTGGACGCCGCACGGACGACCACCGCGGAGCCAACCCGACCGCGCTACGATGGCCACACGACGGTGGTCATCTACGAGGAGCCGCCGCCATGAACAAGTCCGCCGACCTGAATCCGGGACGAGCATCACACCAGCGCTACGGTGGCGTCGGATCCACTCCGCCCCAGCCGTACCGTGGGGGTGAGGACTTCCAGGCCGCGATGTCCGCCCCGAACGGCCCATCGAAGTGCATCGCGTTCGCCCACGCGTCCAGGGTGGAGTTTATCGTGGCGCCGCCCGCTGGCGTCACCGCGTACACGCTCCACGTGGGCCGGTGGAGCCGCTCCACCACCCACGAGAAGATCCAGGCGCTCAAGGACGCCGCCGATCCGGACGCGCCGGGGACCAACGAGCGGGGGGACTCGCTCGACGGATGGGTGGAGGCCGATACGCTGGCCGTCACCGGTACGAGCCCGCTGCCGTACGCCACCCTCGACGTCGAGACCCACGGCGACCTGGTGGGATGCTACATCACGACGCTCACCGGAACCCCGACTGGCGCGCAGGTGTTCCGCTTCTTTGCCCGTCCGAAGGGGTGAGCGTGACCCAGCGGGACATCTACGCCCGCGTGACCGTCGACGGGCACCACGCCACCGTCGAGTCGACGCTGCGGGACCTGCCGAGCTGCACGCGGCCTGCGGTCCTGACCGCGCTCGCCGACCACCTCGGCTACACGGTGGTTCCCCTGGCCAAGGCCAGCCCGGTGCTCGACGTCGACCCGCGCTACCCATGGCTGCGCACCCTGATCGAGCGAGCTCGAGCCGACTGGGAGCGACACGGTCAACGCCTCGTCGAGGAGGTGGGCCGGCTGCTCCGTGGGGGCCAACTGCTCCCGATGACCCCGGCCAACGAGTCCACGCTCCGCGCGCTGCTCGAGAGCCACGAGGTGGGGATCGTCGCCGAGTTCGCAGGCCGGCACCACAACCAGGCCGCGGTCAGGAGGCTCATCGACGGCGGGGTCCTGGCCCCTGACTACGCCGACCGCGCCGCGATCCCCGTGTCGTACCGGATGGGCCGCTCGCTCAACGCCATGGCCGCCCACGCGGTCCGACCCTCCCCGGCCCTGGCCAAGGTGCTCCGCACCGCGATGCAGGTGCCGCTCACCGAACGCGACCGCCACGCGATCGACTACGCACAGCGCCGAGCCGCCATCTACATGCGTCGACCCGCTCGAGCAGGGATGACCGAGGCCGAGCGCGTGCTCACCGAGGCCGAGCGATGGAACATCGGCGGCACGGTCGCTCGAGGGATCGAGCGCGGCAAGACGGAGCGCGAGATCGGCAAGGCACTCGAGGTCACCCTGAGCGGCAGCAACCTGGCCAACGACGCCGACCGAGTGCGACGCACCGAACTGCACTTCGCGCACTCCCACGGAGCCTACATCGGGCTGAAGGAGGCCGCCGAGGCCGCGGGAGTGAGCGATCCAGAGGTATACAAGCTCGTCCGCGCCGGAGCCTGCGACGAGTGCCGACGGATCTGGGGCAACCCGAGCTCGCCCACCCGCTACCGCCTGTCGTTCATCGAGCAGCGCGAGGCCAACGGCGGAAACTTCCGACTCCATCAAGATGATTGGGGACCGACGATCGGACCCGTGCACCCGAACTGCACAGAGGGCGTCCTGCTCTACTGGGAAGACGCCCTATACGACGCAGTGCGGGCGGCGGTCGGCGACCTCGACAGGTGGGGATTTGGTCCGTGATACAGTCCCCACCTGGAGGACGCACATGCCCGCCGACCTACCTCGATCACTGGTGGTGCTCTCAGGAGGTGGAACGCGCGGCGTGTTCCAGGTTGGCCCGCTCGAGCGCATTGCTCGCGAGACCCGGATCAGTGCGGTGGTTGGGGCATCGATTGGAGCGGAGAACGGATACGCCGTCGCCACCGGCAATGTGGGACAGATCCGTGAAATGTGGGCGGACGTCCGCCGCGGCGAGGACTTCCAGCGACTCACGCTGACCCCGTTCAACGGTCTGTATACCCTGGACCCCCTGTTCAAGATGCTGGCCGCCAAGGACTGGGGCACGCCCGAGATCCCTTTCTGGGTGAGCGTCGTCGACTGGATGTCCGGGCGGCCCCAGCTGATGGGGTGCAACGGCCGACCTCTGGATCACGTATTCCAGCTCATGCGAGCATCCAGTTCGATCGCGGGGATCCACGACGTCGTCTCGTTCGATGGTCGGCCCATCGGCGACGGAGGCCACGACACCCCTCTCCCGGTCCCCGGCCGGTGGTGGCAGGACTACGACGAGGTGCACGTGGTATCGTGTCGGCCGCTTGAGGACAGCCCGCCCGTGCCCGCCGCCGCAGTCGATCGGTCGCTCGAACTCATCATGCGGTGGGCCGACCGGATGACCACCCTCCGCCTACGTGATTCGTGGCGGCGCCTCAAGCGAATGGCGAAAGGCCGCCCCGATATCCCGTTCTACTTCTCGGCTCCGAAGAGCTGGGCCGTCGTGCACCCCACGTTCCCGAGGAAGAACCGAGATCTCCGCGCCGCGATCAAACGGGGCCTCGCACACTCCGACTACATGGCCGAGCACCGCATCCAGCTGTGATGCGCTATCCTACCCTCACAGCAACCTTCACTTCGAGCACGGAGTGCGCCATATGGCTGTCGATCCTGCGATGATCCGCAACACCCTCAAGGTGAAGCCGCGTAAGAACGCCGCCCGCGCCTACGTGCTGGGGGTGGCGGACAACGAAGCTGTGCCACACGCACGCGATTTCCTCGAGCAGGCCGCCGTCCGCTGGCTCGACAACTACCTCAGACGGCACACCTCTGGCTCGGAGTCGATGACCGAGCTGAGCGCGCTCATGAAGAAGGCCGAGCGCGCGTGGACGTTGCCGGTCCTCCCCCCCGGTGCGCCCACCGGTAAGCCGATCCAGCGCACCCCGTCGCCGCAGCGCCAGGTGCTGACCAGGTTCCGCAGCATGCTCACCTGGTGGGTGGCTGCGGATCCCGAGGGTCAGCACCTGCTCCACGACAACCCCTTCGTGTTCCCCGACACCTGCCTGTCGCGTGGCGTGTTCTTCACCGAGCGCCACTACCCCGGCCCCATCCCCAACATCGCGCTGGGGATGGGCAAGGAGGATCGCCTGGTCCCCTACTCCGGACACGATCCGAGCGAGGTGGCCAAGTGGTGGTTCTACATGATCGCCCAGGGACTCCCCCGGGTGGACGTCACCCAGTACCGTGTCGCTGACGGCGAGTACGTCGACGGGGAGGTTTGACCATG